TTGCGGAATCGTCGGTGGAGTCGAGGAGGAGGATGCGAGGGTGGCGCTGGTAGCGGAAGCGGCCGGAGACTTCCCAATAGACTCCGGTGGAGGGGACTTTGGGCCAGAAGAACAAGAGGAGTCCTGGGTGGTCGATGTGGAAGGCGTCTGGAATTCCACGGGCGTTACCGTCGCCAACATAACGGTTGAATGAAGTGAGATCGAGTTGTTTTACTTGGAGGTATGCGTTTTCCCCATTGATGGCGAAGATCGTTAGGGCGTCATCGAGGGAACATCGGGCGAAGCCGTGGGAGCCGAAGGTGGGATCGGCGACCGTGGAGGGGGCTGGGAGAGAAACGTAGGGTGCGCGGCTTCCGAGTTGGACGGTGAGGTCTACCATGTAGTACATGTAGAGGAATGGGAGATCATACATCGTGTAGAGATTATGGAGAATCTCGTTGAGAAAGGCTTGCGCCATGTAGGTTGGGGCGGACTTGAGTGCGATGTTCCCCACCTTCTTCAACGCGAGGTCAACGATTTGACCGCGAGTGAGCCAGCCGCGGGGGATTTGGACAGTAGGGTCGAAGTTTGACATAGCGCAAGCCTATCCTTTTGGAAGGATTACTTTCCCTTCTTCTTCTTTCCCTTACCCGAGGGCTTCTTGCACGCCATGGGAGGTTCCTTTCTTTTGGGGATTCGTTACGAGACGATCTTGGCTGCGGAGCTGTTGGAGGAGCGCTCGGCTGAGAGTCGTTCGCGGTTGATCGCAATCATGCGAGAGTGAAGTGGGCCGATGAAGCGGTCGATGTCGTCGTTGACATCGGACTTGAGAGAGCGAAAGACGAGTTCAACAATCTCGCCATCGGCGGTTTGCTTGCCGATCTTGACGACGACGTAGTTGGGATCGTCGCTCAACAGGACGGGCTGGACGGGGCCTTGAGACGACATGGATCAAACCTCCTCGAATTGATTGATGGAACGGATGTTGTTGACGGGGCGATCAAGGTCGATGATGCGGCCAGCTTCGCGCATACGGTCACGCTCGACGCGGCGGTTCATGTCGATCATGTAGAGCAGCGTTTGCGCAACACACGCGGGGACTTGGCAGACTCCAGAGTAGGTGATTTCGTTGATCTTGAAGGGTTCGCCTGAGACGGAGGGTGGAACGGTGAGTTCGACCCATTCCTCGTTGGGATGGATGTCGTCGTGGTGCATCCGCTTGAGAACAGAGCGGATCTTTGCGCGCATCTGGACTCCATGCATGGAGTCGTCTGTGGCGTACTCGTTGAATTGCTCCTCGAGTTCCTTGATCGTTGGCATGTTCTTGGCGGGCTTTTCGGCCATGGCGAGGTTCCTTCAAGTCTGAATCGAGAGGACGGGATCTCGGTTCAGGTTAGGGGGTTAGTAGGGATCACCCGTAGGTGGAAAGCGACTCGATGCGCCGGAAGAAGTCCGGGTTCTTGATGACTGCCTTGAAGAGTTGCTTCCAGCCCGCCTTGCGACGCTGGACCAGGGGGTCGGAATCCGAGGGCGTCGAGGGCGTGATCGTGGTCTTCAGGCCGCCGAGATTGACCACACCAAAGGCTTCCTTGCCGAAGATGTAGGTGAGGTGGACAGCGCCAGCGGCAGAGGCATCGGGCGGGGCAAGCATGCCAGTGCCGACGACGGCGAGGGCGCGGGCAGTGCCGGTGGTCACGATGGTGCCGGTGCCGACGGCCTTGGCGATGGTCACGACGTAGGACGAGGCACCGTCAGCGACGACGCGGTGTTGGAAGGTCGCGGTAGCCGCTGCGCCGGCCTCCATGGTGAGATAGATGTTGTAGGTGCCGGCACCCGAGGTTGCGGAGGCGATGGTGATTTGCGCCATGAACGCAGCGCCGTTGGTGACGGAAGTGGCGTTCTGGATGTAGACCTCGGCGCCCGTCATCGGGTCGAGCTTTGTGACCTTGCCGTAGACGGTCGAAGAGGCGGTGAAGCCTGTGAAGCTGGCGAGAGTCGTTTGTGCAGCCCACGTCAAGCCCGAAGAGATCGCCGTGATGGAGGGGATGTTGTTGGAACGCTTCCAGCGAACGCCCATCCAGGTGCCGACCTCGCCGTTGAGCAGCGGGCGCATGTCCTGGTAGACAGCAGCGTCCTTGAAGGTTGCGTCCTTGGTGATGTCCATCTCGACGTAGGGGTCGAAGACTCCGACGTAGTGAGAACCGTCGAAGGGGACAGCGCCTTGCTGACGGAGGTTGGCGAGGAGGCGACGGAGATCGTCCGTGGTGAGGACATCGCCGGCTACGAGGGTTGCACGAGAGGCGCGGCCGTTCGCGAAGGTGGCGTTGGAGGTGCCAGCGAGCGTGCGCTGGATTTCGCGGTCCACCGTCTCGTCGTGCTGGGTGGAGAGCCGTTGCTGGGCGATGCGCATCGCCGGGTGATTGATCGTCATCTCCGCGACATCGGTCAGCGTGACGACGGCACCCCACTGCTCGACCACAGCCTGGATGACCGAGGTCGTGAGGTACATCGAGCTGGGGGTCTCACCCTCGATCAGCGGAGACGTTGGGAGAGAGAGGCGCTCGTAGCGCGTGAATTGGATGGTCTTGGAGTTCCCTTCAGGGAGGGGTTCCTTGTCGCCCAGCTCGTAGAAGATGGTGTTCTTCTCAGCGAGGGAGAGGAGCTTTTCCCGAAGGTACGATGCCACCATGTCCGACACGAGGACGGACGAGGTGTGCATGTTGTTTGTGACGTCGGGGTTGGCCATGAAGTGGATTCCTTAGAAGGTAAAGTTGTTTTCGGTAAGAAACTTCTCCTTCTCCTCGAAAGACATCGCAGCGAATTGTTGAGGGGTGATGTTGCGGGGTGAGGGAACGGTCCGTGTACGGGCCGGACCGGCGGGGGCAATGGAGGAGTCTTCCTTGATCGTCGCGGCGTGGGCGTCTTGCTTTCGAGTGCCCATCTCGTCGATGACCCGTTGGCGTTCCGACGCGATGAGACTGTCGATGTTTTTTGAGCGCGCGAGGTGATAGGCTTCCTTCCGAGAGATATACTGACCCATGGATTGGCGCTCGCTGCGGATCTTCTCGATGTCGGCCTTGAGGGTTTTGTAATCGGAGCCGGATTCGAGTTGGGCCTCGAGCGCGTCGATCTTGTCAGCCGCATTGGCAAGCGCACCGACGTAGGGTTGGGCGAGACGGTTGAAGAAGGGCGAAAGGAAGGTTGCCCATTGACGTACTTCGGCTGAGTTTTCCGCCCCGAGAGCCTTGGCGATGTCCGAGATGGGATCGTCGGATACTCCTGGAGAGGTTTGTTGGGGGCGCTCGAAGGACCGTTGGAGTGTCGCGAGGGTGTCCTTGTAGGCGTCCCGTTCAGCGAGCAGTGCGTCGTAGCGATCTTTGGAGACGAGGTTTTCTTGACGAGCGGGAGGTGACTCCTCTTTGATCGGGGTATCGGGCTGCGATTCGGGAGAAGGTTGGGTTTCGGTGTCTTGCTCAGGCATGTGATCCTCCGTCCTTACCGTGGACGTAACGTAGTTAGCTATTTGCCTTGGCGGTTTCCGCTGCCTCGGCCAAGCGTTGACGGTAGAATTCTACTACAAGTTTCGGTGCTTGCAAGAGCCTTGTGATCTCGGTTATAGCTCCCTTCTGCATCCATAGCTTGTTGGAATCATTCGTTGGGATGTTCTCAGCGATGAGCGCGAGCCGGCGCTGGAGAAGGTAGTCGGAGAGCCAGGCCCAGAGCTTCGAGGAGGAAAATGATTGGAGGAGTTGGAGTTCGGCTTGCTCGAAGTCAGAGAGACCGGAGAGGAGTTCGTCGGAGAGGTCGTCTTGGGGGAGATTGACGGGTTTCATGGGACTTAGAAGGTCTCGTCTTCAAGGAGATCCTCGAAGGCAGAGAGCATCTCTTCTTTGGACATGGACTTGAGGCGCTTTTTGAATTGCTCTAGGGTTTCGGACTTTGCAGGCTTTTTTGGCGCTGTAGCCTTTTTACCGTTGTCGAGTTCGATGGAGGAAACTTTTCCTGGGAATGGCGACTTCTTTGTGGGCATGACCTTTACCTCCTGTTACTTTTTCTTCTTCTTGACTCCAGCGACACTGAGGGCGATGGCTTGAGCCTGGGAGGGGGTTTCGACTACTGGGCCGCCCTTGCCTGAGTGAAGGGTGCCAGCTTTGAATTCGTGCATGATTGCACGGATCTTTTCCTCTTTTTTTCCTTTGACTGGCATTTTTCTGCCCTCCTTGTTTACGAAAGAAGTTGGGGTCCGCGTGGGGTGGCGCGCATGGCGTCACCGAAGTCGTTGGTTTGACGCATACGAGAGGGGTTGGGAGTTGGGTTGCCGGGGGACAGAGGTGTTGGTCCAGGCATGCCTCCCGGTGCCGGAGGGAGACCCGAAGGTGATAATCCTTGTGGTTGTGTAGGGTTGCCGGGGGAAGGCATGCCTGGAGCGCCGAGCTGTTGAAGTTGGCGTTGTTGGAGCATCATTTGTTTGGCTTGCGCGGAGATTTGGTGTTGCTGGATGTGGTTCTCGAATTGACCGCGAACCCAGAGATCAGTGGAGTTGAAGCTCGCAGTGGAGTGGACTTGGATGTGCTCTTGGTCGTTGTCGGTCATGGAGACGGCGACTTCTTCGCCCCGACCAACGAGGATGAGATCGTTTTCGACCCGTGGGTCGATGGTGATCTTTCGGGTGTTCTCCTTGATGATTTGGGAGGCGTTGCGGAGCCCCATGGAGGTATAGATGGTCTTGAGGAGAACGGAGAAGTCGATGGTGATGTTGGGGTAGAGCTGGGGAGGGACGCGGGTGACGATCTGGAGGAAGTTGAGCAGTTGAGCGGTTTGAACCTCGCGGTTGGAGGTTGCGGTGGAACCGAGCCAGTTGAAGTCGAAGTCGCCTGCGATGTCGGAGGCTGTGAGCTTCTTTTCAACCATGGACGCGCCGTCGGAGCCGACAATGCGGAGGAGGAGGGGATCAGCGAGGCACTGGACGGAAAGACCGTGCGTCATGCGGAGGAGAGGGATGAAGACTTGCTGCTCGAGGTTTCGGACAACGTCGATGACCTGGACGGCGTTTTCTTGTTGGAGGATCGAGGCACCGGTTGCGGTGTTGACTGCTTTGCCGCGGACGCGAGGGCCAGAGCCAGCGCCACCGAGAGCGGCGACGTTGGAGACGTCGTTCATCAATGCGATGATTTGTGCGGTGGCTTGGAAGCCGATGGATGGAGTTTCCTTTGGGGGCTCCATGAATTTAACGGCTTCGGGATCTGCGAGCCACTTGGCACCGGGACGCATGCGGATGGACTGGGGATCTTGGACCTTATAGGCGTCTACGACGGAGATCGGGTTCATGCACCAGACGAGGGCGTCGTTGGATTGGTTGGCTACATCGTTGCGGAAGTATTGCATTGGGGCGAATACTTCCGGGAGAGCGCGGCCATAGAATTCGGATTGGACTTCGATGAATTTTCCTGCGAGGTAGGAGGTGGTGCCGATCCAGAAGGGGTTCTTTTGGATCTTGGTGATGACCTTGTCAGCGACGACGGAGATGCGCCACCATGAGAGACCCGTGTCGTCGTAGTCAGCCTTGACCCAAACAGCGGTGCAGTCGAAGGGCGCGTTCTTGGGGGAGAAGGAGGAGGGACGAGAGAAGCCCTTGCGTTGGAGACGGAGGATGAGGGAGGAGAATTTGTCCTTGGTTTCGGGCCCGGTGGGTTCAAGAGCAAGGACCTCGCGGATGTTCTCGACTTCGACTCCCATGGATTCATCGTCGGGATTGATGGGAGACGCCGCCATGGCGATGAGACGCTCGACGGGAAGGAGCATATCCTCGAAGATGACGGAAGCGTCGTTCACGTCGAGGACGGTAACGGGGTCGATGTACCAGGAGAAGAGGTCTACGAGGCGGAAGGTGGGACCGATGTAGTCGATGACGTTTTCGAGTGAGCGGATTTGGCGGCCAGTGAGGTTGCCGTCGGAATCGAGGACATCTTTGAGGACAGGGAGGACGCGAGAGTCGTAGCGCCAGACGGTTGAGGAGGGGGAGGTGCCTAGCGTGACGAGTTGACGGAGGTAGGGGCCAGACTTCCGCTCAACGGACATATACTTGCGGAGGAAGTAGTCGTTGAGAGCGCGAACGACAGGGACACGTTGCTCGAAGGCTTCACGGAGGGCGATGACTGAGTGCCATTCGTCGTTGGGGAAGAGGGAGATTTTGAGCTTCTGGACCCAGTTTTCGATGATCCGGCGACCGATGGAGAGGTAGGTCTTGGAGCGACCGACGTAGGCTTGGTTGGCATCGCGCTCGGAGGACCAGATGTTCCAGTAGCGGAGCCAGGTGTCGGTGTAGGTGGAGCGGTCGTCACGGATACGTTGGAGGCGCGGAAGGAGGGAGGCTTCGACGCGCAGACGGAGGGAAGAGTCGGCGGCGAGGTTTGGGTGGAGGGTTGAAGGCATTTATTCACCTACAGACACAAGTACAGGTCGTGAGAAAGGGACATTGGATTCGAGCGCGTTGGACCAAGGGGATTTTGTAATGCCATCACTTGCAACAGCTCGAATCCAAAAGCGATGTAGGCCGATCCCTGTGATGGGCTGGGTTGTCGTCACGTCGGTTGGACAGACGAACGGTGTAGGAGGAGGGAATGTGAGCATGGTCGCGGTGGGACCGGGGACGACGCCTACACCGACGACATCTTGCCAGGCGAGTTCGTAGGAGACGATGCTGGTGCAGTCGAGGTCTTGGCGAGCACGGATGACTTGGGGGCCACTCGCGAGAGCGGTGCTACTGAGGAGGAGCAACATGAGTATTCGTGTCGTCATTCAGTCTGGAGCGGTAGTCGTAGTTGTTGACTCTATGGTCGTGGTCGTCGTAGTTGCAATAACGATACCCAACTCCGTACTCGCGTCGGTCAAGTCGGTGAGGATCTGGGTTGCCGCTGCTTTTGCTGCCACAGCTTCAGCATCCGCCTCCGTAGCAATGACTGCATCAGCTTTAGCCTGGACGGCAGCCATTGCAGCAGAGATGATCTCCTCCTGCTTCAATTTGCTATTCTCGATTAGGATGGTCACCAAGCATTTCCAGACATGTGCCGGATCAGTCCTCCGATCATCCCGGATGTCGGGGCCGACCGAGCGGCAGTATTCCTTAAGCGCGAGGATGACTTGGGCTCGCGTGGCAGCACTGATATTCTTTGCCCACACAGGCGCGGCCATGCCGAGCAGGAAGATCACGATGGAGATTCGGGCGATCATGTCCATATCCTTGTTCGCTATTGGTAGGTCACTACCAACTTTGGCTTGGTCGAAGTCGTGGCACTTTCTTTTGTCCGCATGTTGAATGCGTGGGCTCCAAGCGTCTCGGTGTCCTGTCGGATCAGCAGGTCAAGGCTCCCGCTGCGACTCGTGATTGCGTCCTGGCAGAAGGCGGAGATGTCTGGGAATTCATAGAACACGGCTGCCCCTACTGGGGGTGTAAATGAAACTGGAGTTGGGGTTGAGCCGTCGTAATCGCTCCCAGGAGTCGTCCACGTCGATCCGTCGTAATCGTTCCAGGTAGCGCCAGCAACCGGCGTACCGGTTCCAGCGCCTTCAACCCAATCAGAGCGAGTGATCCGATAGATGGTGCCTGTAGTGCCAGTGCCAGGATTGCTGCTTCCTGTTTGGATCGTCAACCTACATCCAGTTACCGTCTTCCCGGTCAAGGAAGAGATGTCGAAGGCCAAGAGCATACGAAAGACATACGTCGCGTCCGTTCCTATCGTGGAGGCAGTTTCAGCCCCGAAATTGTATGTCACGTAGCCGGCATTCGCGATCTGCGCGTCTTTTCCGGTAGGAGTAAACGTTGCGGCTGGAGGCAGAGGGCGGCCATGAATCCACGCAGCGCGACGTGCTGGGCCACCAGCGAGCGTTGTGGAGGTGGTCGAGGTGCTGGTTGAGGATGTGGTTGTGGTCGTGGCTTCGGTGTAGTCGATGGAGATCGAGACGAGGTCTGCGGCGAGTAGGTGTGCCGTAGTGTTGTAGTCTTTGATGAAGACGCCAAAATTCGCACTATTCACTTGGGTTGGGGTGAGCGTCGAGGTACACCAAGTATCCGTCGTGCTCCCGGCGACCTCATCCCCATCCGATCCAGCCGTTGCCGTACAGCCCGAGAAATATGGAAACGCGAGCGCGCCGGCCCCGGAGTTTGTGCTTTTCCACGTCGTATTACATGCAGTAGATCCGTCCGTGGTCAGCATAGAGTAAATCTGCCGACGTGCTTCTTGCGTATTCGGACCACAGCTATTGTACGTTACGGTGACCCCATTGACTGTAGCATCCGAGGGAATCGAGAATCCCCAATCCTTTACCGCCAAGACTGCTTGCCCTGTACCACTGTAGGTCGCTCGTGTTGTGTTGTTGACGCATGCGTTCGTGGGATTTGTCCATGATGCGCCCGAGCCGACGCCACCTCCAGACACCCCAGTGCAGGACTTGGCCGATGTCAGTGCCCAAGAAGCTGTTGGAAACAGACTCAGGAGGATGAGGAAAGGAAGGATCATGCTGGATTCAGCGTCAACACGAGTTCTATGGCCGAGAGGCTCGCATCGACGGCGAGGGTATCGTTGCCATGGTTTGCGTCTCTATAGACGAGCAAGTGGAGGTTTTCTCCGGCTGCGCAAGTGTCCGTCTGCCCTGCACCATTGGTCAACGTGATCGTAGCGTCGTTGAGTTGATTGACTGCGCCAGTCTTGTTGGCGTCATCGAGGCATCCCTCGGTATCAAACGCCTGGTCGTCCGTTTCCCCGTCTGCGCGACAGATCACCTGGGCACACCATCGAGCGTTGGTTACGGTCGTGGCATTGGCAGACCACGTCAGCTTGAAGACGATATCCGAGGACGCCGCCCAATTACTCGGAAGGCGTATGGTGTTGTATTGGATCGACTCATCCGTCGCCGCGTCGAAATCCAGTGTCGCTTTGCGAACGTTGGTCCCGGTGCAGGCGGCTGCGGGGGCGTTGGTGGTGGGGTTGTCCCACGCGGACGATGCCGTTGAACCAACGCACAGGGCTGGAGGAAGGCTTACGCTCGTGGTGTACGCCGCTGCGACGATGCTCTGCCACTCCCAGGTGCTCCCACTCGCCTCGTAGGTGAGATAGTATTCGTCGGTCGGAGAACCGAGGATCTTTGCGGGCGTGACCGAGGCGTCCACGAGTGACGCCCCAGGCACACATCCCGTGCAGGACATCTGCTGTGCAATCGCTGACCTCGCGGGAGCGAGGACCAGGAGCAGGAGGAGGAGGAGGAGGGACATGGGTTACCGGAATTCGGCGGTGATTGATCCAAGCTGTGGGTCGCCGGTAGATACTCCCGCTGTTCCGATGACCGCGAGGCAGACATCGGCGGCCTTGGCGCCTGCGGAGAGGGTTTGCCAAGCTGAAGCGATGACGCCCGTTGATGTGAGGGATGTCACCACAGGCGTTCCGCTGATGGCAAGGTAGCTACCGATGACCGTGCATGCGGTGGTCTTGTACTGCAGCTCCAGTTGGCTTGTGGTGCCACCCGCCACGACGACGTTGGTCGTCAAGCGAACGGCGCTATAATTTGTGGTATCCAGCTTCACGACGTGTCGGCTGGAGCCGAAGAGGAAGGTGGCCGAGGAGGGCTGGTTAGTCCATTCCCAATCCACTGCGTCTGCGGTATAGATGGGAAGGAGGAAGCGCGTCGCGTCGGTGAGGGTGCGAAGGACGCCGTTGTCGCAGAAGGAGAGGGATGTCGTGCCGCTGGAGGCTTGGACCCAATATTCACCCGCAGCGCAGGCCCCTGCGGCAACTGCTGCGAAGTTGATGTATCCTGTTCCCTCGGTGACTGTCCCGCCAACAGAAAGGGTCTTGTTGGTGAGAGTCTCGGTTGCCGCACGTCCGACAACGGCGTCGGTACCGCTGGGGAATGTAAGTGCTGCGGCGACATCGGGGACGGTCCAGCTTATCGTTGACCCTGGATTCGCGGGGACGTTGATCGTGAAGTCGTTCGCGTCGGCGGCGGTGCCTTCCCAATTCAGGAGGACTGTACCTGTTGTGACGACGCCGTTGGTGAAGCAGGCGCCGCTTGCGCAACCGGGACCGACATCCGAGACATCTCCGCTGCCTGCGCCGACAGTGGCGGGAGCCCCGGAGTTTGCGTTGCAGAATTCAAAGGCGCTGTCGGTGGTGTCGTACCACCACGATCCCTGCTCGCCAGTACAGTCGTTGTCTGCTACTGCGGAGGTATTACGCTTCACCTTTCCACTGAGGGTGGTGAACGAGTAGTTGCCCGTCTCGTCAATCTGTGTCGGGCCGACACCATCGCTCACGATAGCCGCACCGGGGACGCATCCAGTACACATGAGAGTCTGGGCACCTGCGATCCCAGAGAGAACGACGATAAGAGTCCAGAGGGTGAGAACGGCGAGGCTGAGAAAACGTGTCATCGAAAGTGCCCTTCTATGGTGCCGAATACTGGGTCGGTCGCGCCATTGCCACCGTACCCGACGACGGTGACGAAGACATCAGCTTTTGCTCCTGATGCGAGAGGAATCCACGAGGAAGAGACGACGCTGTTTGAAGCATCGACAACGACGCTGACTTCACTGGTCCCGATGTCGGAGTAGTCGGTTACAGTGGTGGAGAAGGTTGTGGCTTTGTAACGGAGGATGAGTTTGGCGTTGGTTGCTGCGGCAGTTTGGACGTTGACAACGATTCGACATTGGGTGAATCCTGAGAGAGAAAGACGGGTGACGTGACGATGGGAACCAAAGAGAAAGGTGTTGGCGGCAGGCATGTTGTCCCACGCCCAGGGCACGACGGATGGGACGTGGAAGACATGGGTGAAACGCCCCATGAGGGGGAATCCGCCAGCAGTGGACCCGTCGTGGACGACAAGGGTGTTGAGATCGGTGTCAACAGTGAGTTCTCCGAGGGCGCCGGTAAAAGTCGCGTGCTGAACAGTCGTCCCTCGCCTCCGCTGGACTTGGGTAGACACTTAAACGAGACCTCCCCAATCTTGGTTTGAGGAGGAGGCTTCGGTGATGAGTCCGTAGTCCCAATCGCCGCCGCCACCCCCACCACCAGTTGCGGAGAGGGTGCCAGCAGAGAGGAGGAGACCACTTCCTACGGTGATCTCTTCGGTAGGGCCGGAATCGACGGTGGTGCGACCGAGAAGGCGGCTCGTGTTGAGCATCCAGTGGTCGGTTGCGTAGTAGTCGAGCGGTTCACCGATCACGTCGCCTGTACGGCCAAAGACCGAGGTGACCGCATCTCCTCCGACGATACGGAGGAAGGTCGGTTCGACCTTTTCTCGGGGTGGCTTGGCGATGTCGGGCATCAGGTTGTTCTACCACAGCGCCCTATGGGTGGCGTTGGTTCTGGACCAGCGTGGAAGGTATTTATTGTCTTGTTTGTGCCGGCTTCTCTGTCCTTTACGCCTGGGTAGACTATTGGAGAGAAGCTCGCACATTCGTCTGTTGCGGTGATTGCCGCACTATCGGTGACTGCACCGGTGCTTTGTACATCGAAACAGTAGATGGTGTTTTCTGCGGTACGGCGGATTCCAACCCATTCGCCAGTCGCGAGGGTTCCCGCACTGCCCCACGTCGAGGTGCCTTCGCTGTGGTCGAGTGTCGGGATGTTGCATGTTGCGATGTAGGAGGTATTTGTGTTGTTTGTTTCGCAGCAGAGCATGCAGTTACCGGCAGGGCATGCAGTGGTTGGGGCGGATGTTTGAAGGCAGGCTCCTGTATATCCCGTCGTGGCGCTGACGTCGAGTTGCGTACAGGCGTACCCTGTTGAGGGAATGGAGTTGCCGAGGGTCGTGGAATTCCAATACGCAGATCCCGGATCACCTGAAGAGTAGTCGAGTTGGGTGGAACCGGAGATTTCGAGGACTCCTCCTCCCATCGTCCAACAGGGATCTTTGGAACATGGTCCAGATGTGTTGAGGGCTGTGCGGTTGAAGGTGTCTGTGATGGGGATTGGGGTCGTTACGGAGATTTCTTCTCCACGATACCAACAGGACACGTCGCAGGTCGTGCAGACGAGGTTGACCTTGTAGAAACCTGAAGGAGAGGGGATTGGGACAGTGCCCGAGACATTCCCAAAGACCATGCTTTCGGCGCCGGAGGTGCGCACGGGAGCCCAGGAGATGGAATCGTGGGATTGAAGAACAGACCAGGATGTGATGGTCCCAGAGTTCTTGACGCAGGTGATGCTTAACCAGGGATCGCTGCTTGGGTTCCTCACCTCGATGATGTTGGGGAAATCTCCCGAGACGGTGATTCCGACTCCAAGGGGGCCAGAGGTAGACGATACTGCTCCTGCTGAAGAGTAGATGAAGACGAGGAATGTCGCGATAATGAGCTTCCGTGTGATGTGAGACATGGATGTTCTCACCGAAGTTTCATTCGTCGGAGATTCTATAGAAGCAGGAGAAGGCGCAGCCTGTACAGGTGCCGAGGTTGACCTTGTAGTAGCCGGTGGGGCCAAAGATCGGAACCGCAGCGTCAACGTCGGCAAAGGTGAGCGAGTCGCTGGTTGCGCCAGAGTTTGTGACGACGGCGTAGTTGGTGTTGTCTGGGGATTGCTGGACAGTCCACGCGACGGTGCCGGTGTTGCCGGAGCAGGTGATCCAGAGTGCGCCGCGAGGCCCCGTGACGAAGACGACGTTTGTGAGATCGCCTGTGGTAGCCCGTCCAGCTTGAAGTGTCCCAGAGTTTGTCGAGAGGACAGCAGCGTGGGAAAGGCTAGCGAAGAAGAGGAGGATCGCGGAGATGAAGATTCTGTAGCGCATGATTCTCTTCATGGTGGGTAGTCCTACGAGAAAAATCTCCTTAGAGATCCACGAAGATGATATAGATTGCGACAGTGACTCCGACGGCGATTCCAACAAGAATCCCGATCATGGGAACGCCTGTGATGGACATCGTTACTCGGCGGCGGAGCACTGCACGGTGCAGGCGGCGTCCTGGAGTGAGAGGTCTTCAAGCGTGACGGCTTGGATTGCGATCTCGGCTGCGGCTGGGACGTAAGCCCCCTTCCCTGCCTCGGCGCGTCCGACGCAGTTTTGGGCAGAGCCCGTGCCGGGGACCGTGCAGGTCAACGTGCCACCGGCCGTTGCTGCGTCGGCTGCACGGAAGGTGAAGACGACGTTGGAAGCGGGATCGGACGACACCCAACACGTGATGGCGGAACAGCGGAGTGCTGGCATTTGGGCAGAGACCAAGAGAGACTGTGTGGCTTCGGTGGCGCCATCGAAACCGTCACAGACGCCGTCACCGGGGATCGGCTTGACAGCGGAGCCGTTGAACGTGGCGACAACGGGGCTGAAGTAGACGGTAGATGCGTTGACGTTTTGGCCGCAGAAGAAGAATGAGGGGTCGAACGCCCGATGGGTCTCGAGAATTCCATCGACGATGAGCGAGGGAAGGATTTCGCCGCTCGACCGCTCGGTGAGGGTATCGCGACGGATTGCCCATGCCGAGGTGGCGACAACAGCGAAGAGGAGGGTGACGAAGAGGAAACGCTTCATGGGAGTCCTTTCAGATGAAAATTGGGGTTTACCAGACACGATCTACTGTTGCCATGGAGCGAAGATCGCTCTGGAATTGGCGATTAGAGAATTGGAGGTTGTCGTTGAGATACCGAAGGGCGTCAACGATGTCTTTGTAGGGGTGGGTCTTGATCGGGGAGTACGGTGGATGGGGAGAGCGGGAGAACGCGCCGGAGAGCGCAGCGATGAGGGTCTTGCAGCGGGGGTGAACGAAGAAGGCGGGTTGGTGGCCAAGACCAGGGATGTAGACCATCTTCATCATGCGGGAGCGGAGAGAATCGTAAGATTCCTCTGTTCCAGGACGATTGATGGAGAGATGGATGCCGTGGGTGCGCATCGTCTTGAGGATGTTCCCAAGGGCGGTTTCGGCGTCTGAGGCGGGGTCACCTGCGTCGAATGGTGCGGAGGGATCTGGGAACGTCGCGATGGTGGCGGACTTGACCATGGGGATGAGGGAGTCGAGCGTGGTATTGAAGGGGCAGACTTCGTTCAGGATGAGGAGCTGGCCGTGGACTGAGACTTGGCCGATGACGACAGAGGGAGAAACGAAGCCTGGGTCCCACCCACGGACGATGCGGCACCCACGGAGCGGGAGGAGGGGGCGAACATGGACGTTGGGATCGAATTCGGGGATGACAGGCTCACCCGCGGGGCAAGACCAGTTGATTTCGTACTCGCGCTTCCACCCGCGATCGGGCATGCCAGACTTGTTCGCGAGAATCCATTCCTGGGATCGCTTTTCGGGGTCGGCGGTGTAGCGGACTTCGACAACACGGAAGCGATTGTAGACGTTCGTCCACGCCTTGACCCCTTCGAGTGGGGTGTCAATGGATTGAGCGAGTGTTTCGGTCGTGGGCATGGAGGAAGGGATTACGCCTGCGGACCCTGCTCTTCGATTGCGCGCAGCATGAGCTTCAGCCGAAGGATTGCGGCAGCCGGGGTGATGGATTGGGAGGCAGCCATGATTCCGATGAATTGAGAAAGCTCGCTGAACCAGTTGTTGAAGTTGAAAATGGGCTGGCCGTTGGCGTCGCTCCCTGTGCGGTAGGCGAGGTCGTCGTTGCCGAGACCCGTGGTGTTCGCCGTGGGAGAGGCGAGAGACGAGACGCCCTCGACAATGGTTGAGCCGTGCTGCTGTGGGCGGATGTCGAGGACCGATGCGGTTCCTGTGGAGGTGATCGTGAGGTTAGCCATGAAAGGGTTCCTTTTTCTCTCACTACGATGTTATGGATTGGGGAAGCTGCGAGGGGCGCCGCCGTTGACGAGACCACTCAGCCAGGTGCGAACGAGGACCGCAGCCGGCCAGAAGGAGATGGAGTAGGCGTTGGCGACGAGCTGGACGAATTGCACGATCTCGTCAGGGATGTTGGTGGAAGCGTTGTAGGGACCGGCGTACCCACGAGCTGCAGCATCGCTGGAGGCGAAGTTGAGCAGCTTCGGATCGTTGGCATCGGTCCGCGCCTGCCCCGTGGTGGGCGTGGAGAGCGTTGTCCACGTCCCGGACTGACTGATGATTGCGGGCATAGTAGAGTTCCTTTGCTGGTTGGAGTGGAGGAGACGGGAAAACGTAGCACGAAGACGAGAAGATGGAAAGCCCTTTTATATGTTTACTTGTTTGAAGATTGTTAACTACTACGCTTCTATCCCCGCTGAAGGATATGAAGGAGACTGAAGATTGTTGCGAGACCAAGCGTGATGACAGCGACGACTGCAGCGAGCTTTCCTGTCGTGAGGGCTGCGCTTTCTTCGAGCTTTGCGAGTCTCGTTTCGAGTTTATCGTGCGCGATTCGGTCAGGATACTGTCGAAGTTGATCCGACAGAATCTTTTCAAAGCGATATTCGAGTCCTTTACGAGCCAATTCGATCGCCTTCTCGCTCGCTTCGTACTGCTTGTCGAAATGCTCTTTCAAACTGACCCAGAGTGGACAGCTCGTTGCGCCGCACGGCGTTGGTTGGGGCACGGGAACAGGAGGGATCATTCAATGTACCCCCACAACACATCCCACACATCGACCATCGACCCGAGGATCACGACGGTACAGAGCGCAGCGAGCAGGAGGAGGGTGATGAGGCGGGGAGTCATAGACTTAGAAGTGGGTGGTTATGGAGTTTCTTGGTTACAATTCGGCAGGGAACACCCGTTTCCGTAGAGCTTATATCGGGTTCCGTCGCCTGTACCCGAAGCATATACTGTTCCGTTGCATTGGCAGCCCTGTCCGTCGAGTCCACACGCGAGAATGCGACATAGGGCCGCTGGATCAACGACGCCGTCGTCGGCGTTGCTCGCAGAGTACGTGTCGCAGAAGAGGTCGTCCATGAAGCCGGCGAATCCGTTGGCCGAATCATCTCCACCGAGGAGGAAGTTGTTCGACGACGATGCGACCCCGGAATAGGTGCAGCTCGTCCCTGATCCCGTACACCCGCCCCCACCACACGTTCCCGTCTGAAGCGCACCGTTCCCGTACACCTGGAGGGCGCTTCCCGTGGAGATCCCAGCCCAGAACACCCAAGCACTGGTTGCGGGGAAAAAGTCCGTCGTGGTCTGCATTTCGCAGTTTGAGCTGCCATTCCCGACGTACCAGAACACATCCGTGCTGAAGTATTGTGCGCCGTAGCCGTTGTTGGTGCCTTTCTTGCTGATGAGATACACCGTTCCGGCCGAGCCCGTCCGCCGCCACCAGCCCCCACAGGTGAAGGCGCCGGTGTACGCGAGAGCCGTACACGTCGAGGATTGGTTCCCGATGTTCGTCGTGTCGTTCCCAGAGTAGCTTCCCACGACGACCTGACTGGAGGTCTGCGTGAGGTCGGAGCTGGCCCACGCACAGGAACCGCCGCCACTGTCTGTGGTCACGGAGGTTTCCATGGTGAGAGCTGAAGTCACATAGGAGCGCCAGTCTGGTGCGTAGGTCAGCGTCGTTGACGTGGTACTCGACGTTGCGGTCGTCGTTGTCGTGCTGGCACCGGAATCATACTCCCATCCTCCGATGTCCCACGTCACGTCCTTGGGCCGTGCCGTGCCAATGAAGTCGTCCGACGGGACGCACGGGGTGTACCCACCGTTCACGCATGCCGTCGTGCCGTTGTCGATGGCGTTGGAGCCGGACCGCAGCGCGTAGTTTCCGGGAAGGTAGTTTGTCGCAGGGTTTGCGTTCCAATCCGGCACGAAATTGATGAATGTCGTCGCGTCGGTTCCAGACTTCGCGTTGGCGTCGTCGCACGGCCAGGCACAGGGGACGTGATTGTACCCCCCGTCCATCCCCTTGAAGAATTGATCGTCGCCAGCGTACTTGGAAACGTTCCCGTAGAGCAGGTTGCCATTGAACAGGTTGTTCGAGGAGCCATTGTCGTAGAGGGAGATCCCCCCAATCTCGTCCGCAATGCTCGCGAGTCCGTTGTTGACGACCGCGTTATTGAGCACGTTGACGTACTGCACGTCCGTATAGGTGCCGTATCCATCGGTGCCGATGAGAATCCCGCCTTGATTATTATTGAAGACGGTATTGTTGCCGATGACTCCGTACCGGATGTCCCCCCAATAGTTGATTCCCCACCCGACGACACCAGACACGAGGTTATTCTGGATCACATCGTAGGGTCCGCCCGCATAGATGCCGTGGGTCTGATTGCAGTTGGGTCGAGAACCCACGATCCGCACAACATTCCCTTTGACGACGTTGTAGCCGTACAGGCTGTCGGACGGACGCCCCCCACCACCCTGCACCCCCGTATTGAGCGCGCCAAATGAGGGGCAACTATCCCCATCCCCGATCGCAATCCCAGCGACGTAGTTGTTGAGAAGCTGACAATGGTGTCCTGTGCTCACCAGCGATGCGTAACAGGCGACGGCGCCAGAGTAGCCCGGTGCGGTGAATTGGAATCCGTTGATCTGCTGATACGGGCCGCGGACTTCCCAGACCGCATTGGACGACGTGCCAGCCGGCGCGATGATCGCTCCCCACGGGACGCTGGAGATGAATTTAACCGGCTGCGTCGCCGAACCCACGGTGTATGTCTTGATCGTACCCGTGTATGTGCCTGGGGCGACATAGACCGTTGCGCCAGCCGACCCCGGCGTGATGACTCCCGCCCCGCCGGCTTTGGAGATCGTGGCCCACGCACATGCACCGCTTCCCGCGTCGATGTTGGTCGTTCCATCGCAGAGGGTATCGCTCCCGGCAGGACGCACGTAGCGCAACGTCACGTTGATGAGCGTTGACGAGGTCGTCGTCGTCCCTGCCGTGGTCGTTGTGGTTACAGTCGGGGGAGTTGTCCCAGGAACGCTTCCTGGCGTGAGACTCGTTGTGACAACCGCTTGTGATCCTTGCCCTGTACAGAACGCGACTGCTCCTTCTACGGCTTTTCGGTTCTCACAGGTTCCGACGGAGTTGTCGAAGAGATCCGGGGTTGTCACCGGATCTAGCTCTATTTTCTTCCCCTCACGCTGAAGAAAGAGCTTTTTGAAGACTCCATAGTCGGCTTGGATGTCTTCTGCCCAGGAGGATACGTTACAACAGATGAGAGACGTGATGGAGAAGAGGAGGAGGAGGGAGAATACAGGGAAGAGTTTTCTCATCTTATTCCCGAGCAGCAATTATTGAAGGTTGAAGGTATCCTCGACAATTTGTTGGAAAAAGCCGGGGTTTGCTGTCGAGACTCCCAAGAATCGCCCACCACCTTCGATTGTTGGTCGCGATGCGATGAAAGTTTCCCTGGCTTGTTCCCAAAATGCGAGTTCGTCGGCGAAGATTGCGGTGACGGTGAGCTGTCGGAGCTGATCGGGGCCTTGGCCGATCCCGATGATCTCGGAATAGCTCGAGGGAATCGAGAGACGGCAGAATTTGTAATCTACCGGCGCCGCGCTGAGTGTTCCGGGGAGGTGATCGTGGATAAACTTCGCCCGATTGACGAGTTCAGCCGATCCCTCGGAAATATTCCTTCCCTCTTTCCTACTCACGAACGCAATGGTCGTTCCGGGGCGGAATCTGACCAACCAGTAGTGGAGTGCAACTGCCCACCACGTTACCATCATTCTTCGACTCTTTGCTACTGCCATGAGTCGATTGTTCATCCACTCTTCGGTGAGATATTGAAGATAGGGGTGATTCGGAAACTTCCTGATCTTCCCGGTGATCTGATCGAGGGTCCAGACGCACTCGATAAGAAACAACCACGGGTCGTTGGCGTATTTCGACTCGTTGTCTTGTTGCTTGCATCGAAGACGCGCTTCGGCGCGCAGCTTGAGCAGGAGTTCATCGGTCTCGGCCGCGGGGGCATGTTCCTGTCCCGCGTCTGGGGCGAGGGGTTCAACCAAAACTGGTACTCCCTTTCACGGATCTGTCCTAGCAAAGTCAGGAGAAGTTGTAAAGCCCTTTGGGAGATTAGAAGAAGTGTAGATTTACCTAAGAAGCGTAGATTTACTACTTTGGAGTCTACTTCGGAGTGATATCCACCGCCTTCTCCATCTTCTGCACGCTCGACGTGACGAGGAACGCAGCCTTGTCGCGCAACCTGTCTGGTACCTCCCCATGATCCGCAAACGCCTTCAGCTCCTCGAAGCTCATCGCGGCGAGGAAGTCGTTGGCGTTGAAGTCTTCCGGCTTCTTGGACGGAAGGTGTCCGGCGTAGTTGAGCACGTCGTTTGCTGCCTTCCGCTTCGTCTCGTCGCTCTTCCCGCTCTTCGCTGTCCGAATCAAGATCCGCATCATCTCCTCCGCTTCGACTTTCGCGATGGGGATGGGACCAAACTCGCCCCGTTGGACACGCTCGAAGAGCTGGCGGGAGGCTTTGCGAAGCGACTCAACCACCAACGGTGACTTGAGCCAGCTCTGGAAGTCCGGCCACTCCGTTTCCTGCTCTGCCGCAATGAGCTGCGGAGGGAGCCCGAGGAGGAGGTCGAAGAGTGCGGCTTTCTGGTCGCTCGTCAGCTCCGTCAGGGTCGCCGAGACCTCTTTTGCAGTAAAATCAGCTACTTCGGCCCCCTCTGCCGCACTCTGATGCGCCTGAAGGAGCCCCAAGAGGCTCTTTTTCCCCAGGATGGCGCTCTCCTGGCTATGGGAAGGAGAAGTTTGCCCACTCGAGGGTGTCTTTTTGTCGTTGGCAGCACTTTTCCCGTTACTTTTCGGGTACTTAGCGTCGAAATCCATTATCGTTGGCTCCTTTTGGCACAAATCTTGCGCCCGTTGCGGCGAAAAATCCAGGTCTTTGCTCGCTTGGTGTAATTTTTTGCCCAGGAGGTACTCCCCTCTTGCTCCCAATCTACCTCAGCACTGTTTTTCTACACGCCTTCCTTGTACCCTTCCCTTGTTTTGAAAAGCGTTCCTCCCGCCCGAGGTGCTACCGCCCCCCTTCGCGGGGCGGGGTGCGCCGGCAAGATGGGGGGTACGGAAGGTAGATCACTGTTTTGCTAGCTTTCCACCTACCTGCCCCCCTCGTTTTCCCCCAACCCTGTGTGTATTAATAGTTTGGTGTATACTTAAGCGATCCCTCCCTTAATATCTCAATACTTTCATACACAATATAACAGCTAGCATCGAGATATGCGAACGATTCCTTTAGCTTAAGCCATTCTTGTATGGGTAGAAAGTTCTTTGCCTGTCCCTACACACTACTACTCCCTAACCCCCTCTTGTTAGTATATATTGCTATGTTTATATATTTATATACTCTCTCTTAGTAGGGGAGGGTAGGGACAGGACGAGAATTTTCTACCCCTATAGGTTCGACTTAAGCCCCTGGTTTCGTTGACATATCTCTAAGCTAGCTGCGATATTGTATAGCGAAAGATTAAACTATTGCTTACCTAAGCATCCTCTACTCTGCTAGCTTGTGGATAAGCTCGCGACACTCTTCCGCAACACGTCCCGCATCGGTGCCAAAACAGAATACTTCCACGGGTGACAAGCCATCCAACCTCGCGAGAGATTCAACCAACCGAGCGCACGCTAAGAGCGAAATGCCGCGGGCGTGCGCCTCGCAATCGAGGGCCTCGAATATCCTAGGGGACATGGGTTTATCCTTTCGTTTTCATACTAAGGTGAATAACGCGGGCGGGAATACCCTTACGACGGAGCCGACGGGAGAATTCGTTAGCGAGAACAACGCTACGATGACGGCCAGCGAAGCATCCAAAACCTATGCGGATAGGGACACGGCCGCTTTTCCGACCAAGCAACAAGCAGGCATCGTGCAGGGCGGAATCGAGAATGGCATGCGCGCGAGGGTCAGACAATACGAATGACGCGACAGCGCTATGGGTGCCGTTGAGCTGAGGGAATTGATGCGCATGCTTCCGCCCTGCAGGGTTGACCAGCGAGCGAAGGTCGTAGCATAGCGCGAGGGAATCGGGTGAGCCGTAGCGATAGCCGAAAGAAACCACTTCGATGACATGGGGAATCACCTTAAACATCCTCCACTAAATAGCCGATGCCGGCAGCCTTGCGGAATAGATCGGGGTTGAAAGCGGGGTTTTCGCCGCGCAGGTAAAAGATAAAAGCCTCTACGAGCGTGGTATAATCCGCGTCGCGATTGCGACGGAGGATTGCGGCGATGGCGAGAAAATGCTTTGCAGTCACGGGCGACCCTCATGGTCTAGAGCGTAGCGATTGATTGCGTGCTCTTCCGCAATGCCATCGGCGCATTCGGGGCAGGCGAGGTTCCCTTCGCTATCCGCTAGCAGAGCATCGCAGCGCCAGCCGCAAAGCGGGCAACGGGAAAGGCGGGGCTTACGACGGCCAGGTCGCCGCCCGCGGAACCGATAGCGCCGAGCATTGACCTTGCGTTTGAAAGCATCGTTTCTCATGTCTAACCTCTAACCAAAGTCACGCGCGCTTGTGGGAAGCGACAGGCACGTGCCGCAGCAGACACCACGCAAGCCATCGCGGTCGCGCGCAGGGAGAAGAGCGTCAACGCTACCGCAGTTAGAACACGTGGCGACGGTGGGAACAGCGACGGACTCGTTCACAAGCGGCTCGCTAGGTTCCTCGACGGGCTCGGGGCTAAAAATTTCTTCCGCCGTCTCGAGGGATGATGCGGGAGGGGGGGAAATAATCGTCGGGTTTACTGCGGCGTCTAAAATTTCCTTGGCGAGCTTTGCGTTGTGCTCGATGACGGGCGCACCCCATGCGTCGAACGCCGCGACCTTAGACTTTTTCTGCGGCCAAGTCCCCGCGGGTTTAGAGTCGTAGATTGACCACAAGGCGACGTTCTCGGTGGCGTGCTTCCATAGACGCAATCGGAGCACTACTTGCTTAGTCTTACCCGACTTTGCGGTGACTGTGCAGTTGTATGGCGGGTGTATGTCCCCTGTACCAGCGCAGAATGTACACTTCGACTCGTGCGGAGTCTGACCGTGAAAAATTGCGATCCCCGACCCTTCGCAATAAGGGCATTTCCACGGACCACGGACAAGCCAGTCGCCCTGCTTACCCTTAGTCCATGTCCATAGCCCCGCCCACGGCTCACCAGGGAGAGCGCTTGAATCTTCCATTGCGTTGCTTACTCCTAGAGGTTTAGAGGTTAGGGGCGGAATCCTTCCGCCCCATACCTCGGGTTTACTGCAGGGTTTCCACGCTAGGGGCAGCGATGCTCAACGCCTGTGCGGCGACGATAGCTTCCGCTAGACGGGCAAGAGGGATGCGAAGACGGCGCAGCCGGCCGTGCTTTTCGCCACCGAGAGGGCACGTCGAGGGATCGGGGCATGGGGCAACGTAGCCGTATTCGATGACCACGTTTTCGGGGCGATCGGGTTGGAATTCAACCCTCAACAATTCCTTTCCGTCGCTTCCGTCAAGCAAAGTAGTGGAGCGGGTTAGCGCGTTCACGTTCTTACCATTTGTCATTTTTACCCTTTCGCTTCCTGAGCGAGCTTTCGGAGATAGGTTATTTGCGCCTCGGACTCTACTGCTTTGGTGCAATGTTCTTCCCGGATAAACGCAATGGCCTGGTTAACGTCGAGAAGCATCCCGGACGCTATGAGAATGGAAACCAGCGCAGTCCCTGTGCGACCATGGCCACCGATGCAACAAACGACCACGCGGCTGCCGGGGTCGATGCAGGAAAGCAACCCTTGCCAAAATTTCAATCCGACGCCAGCGGGCGGGGGTTGCATATCCGCCCAGTGGAGCCGGATGACTTCGGGCGTTGAAATAAGCTCGTTGAGGATCGAGAATTTTTTGTTCTTACTCTCGATGAAAGTCTTGGGGCTACTTACGACGCCCGCAAGGTCAAGCACGAGGTCGGCGAGCCCTAGGTCGAGCCCGCGGGAATTCGCGGCGCCGATAGACGTGCCATCGGGGAGTGTGAAAACTACGCTTCCGTCATGGTCACAGAGCGGGGCTACTGCGGCCGAGTAACCCCCGCCCTTGCTTGGCTTCGGCTTGGAATCACTCTCTACCCATGTGACGGGTACTGACTTGCCGCCCGCCGTGACGATAGACTCGCGGCCGGTTCTCGGTGGCGTACCTCCGTGGATGTATGCCGTGCCTGCGCAATGCCGGCAGAGTCCGCTTTCATGCTCATCTGCATAGACGAGTTTTAATTTGCAGCCGCAGCAGGTAACGGGTTCGCCCGTGCGGCGAGAGAGCCCGGCAGCCTCGGACCAGTGCGTCATTTTCTTTCTTGCCTTTCGTTTAGGTTTAGGTTTCGCCTTGGGTTTAGCCATTGTGGGATTCCCCGTTATGTTGAATCGCGAGCTTGATTGAACCCTCGGGGCTAACGAACACGGCGACAATAACCTCGCCGGAAGTCCCATCGGTGCCGACGGAGAATTTCTCGACTAGCAGATTGCCAGTCTTCCACGACTTAGGGCGACCCAGCAATGTGTACACGGTCCCCGAACCAGCGAACGACGCGGAGCACGTACCCGCGTTCATAGGGAGGAATGGAGCGGTCAACGACACGTCGAGCTTTGCATATCCGCCGACCACGACCATGCCGCTGCACAATGCAGCCTGAATGTGAACCCATGCGTCGGTTTTCTGGATGGCTTGAACCTTCAAGAGCAGGTTCGTAACATCCGCGACCGTCTTGGGGGTAGGCTTAGGCCCGGCATGGACCGGCTTGGATGCAGGAGCCTTAACAGTCTTCACGCCAACCTCGGCGCCCAGCTTGCCGACAAGGGAGTGAGACCGTGCCATGCGCTGGCAAATTTCCGACACGTCGCGGTGCAGGGCGAATGCCTGCTTTATCGCGTACCAGTTGAAGAGTGTAGGCGTTTCCTTCAATAGCAGCCGGCCGTCCGCAACGGCGGCGGCGTCAAACTTACTCTGGCTTACCCATTTGTTGAGAAATTTTCCCGTGTTGTGCGCCGCATTGATTATGACATGCGCGGCAGAGATACACTCGGAGATTGACGCCTGCTTGCCACCCTTCTGCGCGGTCGTAAGCAACCCGATACGCAACGCCTGCCGGATAGCCTCATCTAGCCTAACCACGGCCTCAACACATCCTGCCCACGGCTTACCACCGAACGACGAAGACCAAAGCGCGGGGTTGCAGAATTCGGCGTGGATATCGGGCAAGTCGCGGCGTGCTTTCAGCACGGCGCCGAAATTTTCGAGCACCGCCTGGTAAATTGTCTGGCGGTCTAGCTTTTTCTTCTTCCCGCCTTTCTTATGCCGACGCTCGCCATGGATAGCAGCGAGGCTGTAACGGTGAATCGTGGCGACGGCTGCACCGAGTAACCAGGCATATTCGCCTGAAAGCGCCGTGGCGTGGTGAAGTACCGCAATCGCTGCGGTCAACGAGTAGCGGGACGCGAGGTAGCCTGCTTGAATTCCCTCGGTGAAAGCGCGCCATGAGTACGCGGACGCTTCCGCCGTTTGGTTTAGCTCGGTGCCCGGCTGGATACCGTCACAATCGGTGGTCAGAAATGCAATCCCTGCCACCGCCGCGTGGATTGCGTGATGGCATGCCTGAGTAGCGCCGGGATGCAAGGCGACGACGCCACCATCTTCCCACCCGCGATGCTTGTATTTCACGCCTACCTCGGAGCATACCTTTTCCCATTCTAGGTCGCCGTATTTGCTGCTGTCTAGAACCAGCACGGCGGCGCGCGTCGAGTATACTCGGTTAGGCGGTCCGGCCGGAATCATCGGACCAGCGCGGAGTTGAACGGCACGCACGATGCCGTCGGTGCCTGCGACCGCCTCAATGTATGGGACTTCCGGCGCTTTGACGCCGCAATCCTCCCCGGTAGGCATGACTGCCGGAGTGGCAAATGGGAACAGAAACGAGTCCCGGCCGGCGGTAGCGCCGTCGTGGCGCCAGCCGATGGCGAGCCCTGAAGGGGTGAGGATAGAGCTAGACTCGGACGGAACCCAGCGGCCGACCAAAACCTCGGCGCCGGGGTCTAACGCTTTAGCTTCCCAAAGAATTTCAGACAGATGCCCCGCGCGTGCGGGGTAGGTTTCGCCCTTGACTAGACGGGACTCCGCGAACCCATGCCGGGGGACTCTAGGGCACGGGCGGGCGAAAATTTCTTCCGCCAGCGAGTAGCGCTCCGCTACCTCGCTACAGTCGTCGTCATTCTGAATTAGCGACCACCCGGACATGACTAACCCATTGAACCAGGGGTCAGCAGAAATATTCTGCAGCCCCAGGGCCTTTTGGGTTTTGGGTGACGTGTACTCTAACTCAATCATTGTTTTCCTCCGTTGGGGACACGGACTCCGCGAGAATTTCCGGGACGCGCCAGCGCGCACCCCATGCGTCGAACCACACGGTCGTGCCATCCGCGAAGTCAACGCGCGTGTACCGCCACCGCCACCGACGGTCGTACGCTAAGGACGGCTCTATTGATACGATTCCAAGGTCAAACATTGTGGGCTCCTCTACCTTATTGGATGTTTGATGAAGCAAAAAATGCCCGAAACCGGAGGTTTAGCCCCTGCGCCGGGGTATGGCGCCCTAGTCTACTGCCCCCGCTTCCTGGGGCTCCGCTGGTAGACAGCAACGCGGGCCGATGGCAGGGCGGGCGAAGGTTCGCACCGCTTCATCATCGGCCGCCTGATTGTCGAAGAGCGCTGCACGCGAGCGGCCGGGTTGCTGGGCCTACCCCCTGGGGGTCGCGTCCCGTCGATGGCTCGACGGTGCAGCGAGTAAACCAAGCATCGGGTGCCATGTCAAGACCCCAGCTACCGGCTACCAGGCGGGTAGCATACCTCGAGGAGTACCCCAAAGAGGGTAGACCAGGAAAAGAAACAGAGAGTGGGGGATAGAAGAGGATAGAGGAGGATAGAGTTGAGGATTTCTAGCAGAAAGTATTTCTTCATCCAAAGATTGCTACCCACAAGTATTTTCTTCTTCGGGCAGGAAAACTTTCATTTCTTTCAGCCCTAACCTGGCTAGCCTGGGCGGTGGGAGGGGAAGAGGATTAAGGTCGCATAGGATTAAGGCTGCATAGATTAAGGGTGCATAGGGTGCAAGTGAGGAGTATTAAGGCTGCATAGGGATGAAGTGGGAGAAGGCAGGGCAGGGGGTGACAGGTTGGAGGGAGGAAGGGAGAGGGACGGCAGGGCTCTTGACGCCAGAGCACGAAGGGTGTACAAGGGAGGGAGAGTAGAGAAGTGACGCGAAGGGAGGTGATGAAAACGTGAGTCAATTCAGGAAGTTGGGGAAGAGGCAGACGAAGTGGGGGAAGGGGAAGATCGCGGCGCTCCGAAGCGCCTTGGATGAGACGCAGGAGAAGTTTGCCGCGAGGTTGGGCGTGACGTGGAGCACGGTGAGCCGCTGGGAAAGAGGGCACACTGTGCCGAGCCCGGTGTTTGAGGATGTCTTCGAGGGGCTGGTCAGGGCGCTGCTGTTGGCGGGAAAGGTGTTACCGAGCGTGGCGACGAAGCGGAGGGTAGGGAGGCCGAGGGGAGGGAGTGCGAGTGCGGCGGTGGATGTGGGGAAGCATGAGAAGGAAGTGGAGGATCTGATGAGGGTCTGGAGAACAGAGGAGGAAGAAGGATGATTTCAGTTGCAAAGGGAAGGATGGTCCGCTTGTACCAATACTACTCCGATGAGTGGTTGGCGGTGGATGATAACCGCTATGACGGGCTGGAGAGCCCGGTGGGACATGGGAAGACAGCGAGCGAGGCGATAGAGAATTTGCTGGAGTTGTACGAGATGAGAGATGGGGAGGAGGAAGGATGAAAGCCTATCTAGTGCCAGCAAAGTTGAGCGTCCACCTGACGTTGGATGGTCCGGTTCGTAGGCGCCTCTGTAGATCGTGCTCTAGGAGCCTAACAAAACGGAGAGTGCTTATGCAGATCGGGCACCTCGATGTCATATTTCTCTGCGTAGAGTGTACACGGATATTGAAGACGCGGCTTCAAGAAACAGTGCTGTACGAGAGCTACTTGGGGGAAGGATGACTGACGACGAGCGAAGGCAGTACGAAGCTCAGGTCGCGGACCTTGCGGCCAAGGTGGCATGCCTCGATCCACATGCTGTAATCGAGCAGGAGCGGCGTGACCTTCGGAAGCTCGCCTGGGACTCTGCGGTGATCGCGCAGCAAGAGCGGGGGGCGCTGGAGTTGTGGGTCGGTATGCTCCGGGATCACGTCTACGAGCTGGAGTGTGCCCTCTACAGGCAACGGTGCGCGCAATCTGAAGAAGACTCTTTGGAGATTCTCGCGCTGCGGCGCCTCGCCTGGGACTCCGCGGAGATCGCCGCGCGGCAGTACGCGGAGGTGGTGGAGCTGGGCCAGAGGTGCATTGACGATGCGGAGCAGGAGCGGGACACTGCGCGCTGGGACGATGCAGAGCGGGGCGAGTTGCTTCTCCGAATCGAGCGACTGACGCAGGAACGGGATAAGGCCCTGAAGGCAGTAGAAGGATTCCTATACTCGCCGCCGGCGAAAATGACGAGCCCGCTAGGACTGCTCCCCGTCAATAGTGACGGCATGCGGACGCTTGTAGATCGGGTGGTAGAGCTGGAGCGGGAGCGAGACGCTGCGCTTCAGGAGCGGGATGCACTCATCGAGGCTCACGTTGCCGAAGGCGTGGCTCAGGCCAAGCGTGGTGAGCTGACGGACATCCCGGACTTGTGGTCAGAAGAAGAGGCGGATTCCATCGAGCTTGAGCGCATCGCTGCCTACTGCGAGGAGCAGGGATCACCACGAGGCATCGCTGATGGCTCCGTCTTGGCGCAGGTCATGGTGCTCGTCGGCCGAGCGATCTGTGCGGAGCAGGAGCGGGACCAGCTGCGCTGGGACCTGGAGCGGGCACTGGCCTGCGTGGTGATGCCGTGACTGACATCGTAGGACCAGCAGCCCAACTGCAGTCGCTGCACCCTCGGGAGGAAAGAGCGATGTGGGAGGCCAAGGTTGCGGATCTCGCGGCCAAGGTGGCTATGTTGAAATATAACCTACGCGAAGCCGACGCTTGGTGTGAGAAAGATTGGGCCACGATTGACGAGATGGACTCCGAGATCCGTGACCTTCGGCGCCTCGCGTGGGAGGGCTGGGAGCGTGCCGTCGAGGCCGAAGACTGGCAGCGTGCGATGCGGCAGCGGCTTCGCTGCGTTTTTGTTGGGGGCGCTCGCTGGCGGGGATACCCTGATGAAAATGAACCAACCACTCTTTGATTTCTGTCTTAGCGAACGGAGGGAGTTAAGGGAGAAAGAGTATGGAGTGTCGAATTGTGCAGTATGGCTACATCCATGTCACTGCTTGACTGTAATCCATGAGCCCGATTGGACAGCAGTGGATTATCACATCTGTGAGTGGCATACGTGTATGTGGGATAGGAGGTAGAGGATGTCGTGGATGGTGAGAGACGGAAAAAAGATTCGGATGGAGCGGATTAGCCTCCATCGGTGGATCGCGTTTTTCGAGGATGACGACCTCGATAGCCCGATTGGACAGTCGATGACCGCGGATGGTGCGGTATACGATCTGCTACAGAAGGGCTCCAGGTGCAGCGCGGAGAAGAAGCCTTGAAAAGCAAGGGGTTGGGAAGGACGAAGCGGAAACGGGCCGATACGTTCACCGATGCACCGGAATTGCTATTGAGCAGTCAGTGGGCAGCAGCGAAGCGGCTTGCGGTGCCGGAGAAGCTGTTACTGATTGCGACGCTTGCAGCAGGGGTGCATCGAGCGACGAAGCCTCACAATGAAGGGTACTGCTATCGCTGTCACGAGTGGGAATGGCTGCTTGACAAGAAGCAGACGATGGGGGAGAAGGAGCAATACTTGCCATTCAGAGTGGTGTGCGATTATTTGGGAGTGCATCCAGCGTGGGTGCTGAGGAAGGCGCTGGAGAAGGCATCGAAACCGTGGGGACACCCGAGATACCTGAAGGCATGGAATTTTTTCCTGACGAAAGAGCATCATCGGGAGGGCGTGACGTGGGAACGATGAAGCAGAAGAGATATAGGAACAAGTTGAGGTTGGATACGAAGGCGCGAGGGGAAGGGTCGAGAGGGAGCATGCAGTGGCATTGTTTCTACGGGAGTAAATGCTACAAGACGGGTGGGAAGAGGAGGGGGGAGAGATAGATGACGACTTGGGAGTGGATGTTCATCGTGTTGGGCGCGTACTTTGCAGCGACTTTGATCTTTTTCGCGGGATGGGCAGCGCACGCATCGTTGAGTGATTTTAGGGACAGAGAGACGATTGCGCGTTGGTTGCCTTACTGGTTGGGTGAGAAGAAGAGGGGGAAGGAGGACCAATGAGTAACTGTGAGTGTTTGTGTCGATTGCATGAGAAGATTGGGCCGGGGCCGGCGATCATCGAGGTGACACGGGACGGGAAGAGGATGAAGATTTGTAGCCGTTGTGACTTGTTCGGCGACGAGGAAAAGAAGGTTCTTCTGGATCTAGACGTTGAGGCGTTGCTCGCCTTTGATGCTTTTGGGGCAAAGGCGTTGTTGCCAGAGCTGTTGGGACTGCCGAGTGTCGTGGAGCTGTTGGAAGCGACGTTCGATATTCTCAATAGTCTTGGAGAAAAAGAGGAGGAAGAAGAAGAATGATCTACGCCGATAACAGCGCGACAGCAGCGTTCGCGGCGTGCAAGACGAAGGCGATTGTGAGGTATGGGCTGGGGTATACCTCGATTGCAGAGAGTGTTTCGATGGCGGTAGGGAGGGCAGCGCATGCGGCGCTGGATACGTACCTGCGAGGGGGTGCGACGGAGAAGGCACAGAAGAGCGCGATGGGGAGGTACTTGGTTGAGTATACGAACCATGTAGAAGGCGGGGAGGAGATCGAGGAGAGGCTGAGTCTGGAGAACACCAGCACCGTGTTGGAGAAGTGGTTTGAGGCGCACAGGGAAGATCAGTTGCTTTTTTACCTGGACAGCGCGGATTTTGAGCAGGATGTTGCGGTGAAGCTGGATGATGGGATATGCCCGGAGATCACGTTCCTCGGAAGGCTCGATGGGATTGCAAAGCTGAAGCACAATGGAAAGTGGTGTGTGATCGAGCACAAGACTACCGGGTTTGTGAATAGCTACTGGAGTAGCCAGTGGCATACGTCGAGTCAGTTGACCGGGTACATGTGGGCAGCGAGTCAGATCCTTGGTGAGCCTGTGATGGGGTGCTTGGTGGATGCGATAGAGTTTTCACTGCTCCCAGGAGATCCCGTGAGGAAGTGTAAGAAGCATGGGGTGACGTACCGGGAGTGCAAGAAGGAGCACGCGAAGTGGGAATGGATCAACGTGACGCGGGCGCCGTGGCAGATTGAGCAGTGGAAGAGAGATTTTTCCAGGCTAGCGATGGCGTATGGGAAGGCACTGGAGACGGTAAACGCCGATCCGCTGTATTGTATTGATGAGTTGCCCATGGATGGGACGTTCACCGGGGCGTGTAGGTTCTGCGAGCTGAAGGATTTCTGTGGGATGGGAAGGGGGAAGAATCTCATGCCGTTGTTGTTGAAACATGATCCATGGGAGCTGTCGATGGCAGCGAAATGGGAGAAGAAGGGGGAAAATGAGTGATGACAGAGGCAGCGAAAGAGGCACTTATCAGCATCGCAGCGGTGCTTGGACAGAAGTTTGAGCCATTTGGGGAGACATTCATCACTACTACAAAGAGCAAAGAACCTGAATTGGCGTACCCGTTGTTGGTACAGGAAATGCATGGTGCTGTCTCACAGGTCTACGTGATGAGAAACGAGCAACGGGCGCTGGCGATTGCGGAGGCGTTGAACGTGTTCCCGCAGTTGGTCGTGCGGGTGATCGAGCTGGAAGAGGGCTTGAAGGGGGAGAAGGATGACAAGGCAAACGAAGGTTGCTAGCAAAGGGTTGACAACGAAGTCTGCGCGTGCTAGAGCGAAGGGAGAGCGCGAGATGAAAGAAGCGAGGAGGGCAGTAGAAGACCTATGGAGGAAAGTCCAGAAGGATGCCCCAGAAGGGAAGCGGTGGAGAAGGGTGAAGGGAAGGGATGGGAAGACGGTGATCCTGGAGACGAGGCGGAAGGCAAAGAAGCCGCAGTTGATCGGGTACGCGGGACGGGGAGGTAAGGGCGTGAGAAGGAAGAGTGCATGAAGCCGAAGCCGTCGATCCATGCAGTAGTCTATGGAGAGTCAGGCGCGGGGAAGAGCACCTTCGCTGCGACCTGGCCGAAGCCGATGCTTGTTTTGGCGTTCGATCCGCTGGGCAAGGACATGCCCTACATCAAGACCGGGAAGGCGGGGGAGCTGGTTGAGCTGTCGCCGGGGATCTTCACGCAGGCTGTGATGAGTCCAGCGGGCGACTTGAGGGTACAGATCGAGCACTACACCGATCCCGAGCCCACGAATCCGCAGGCGTTTGGACATTTCCTTACGCGGATGGGTGGGATTTACCAGGAGTTGGAGCTGTGGAACACGATCGTGCTCGACAGTGTGACGTTCTTGGAGTTGGCTGCGAGGAAAGATCAGCAGCATCGGATGAACAAGAACGCCAGAGATCCGAGGCAGTGGTGGGCAGCCGCGACGGATCAGCTTGAAGAATTGCTGATGATGCGGTTCGGGAGCTTTCCGTGCAACCTCGCAGTGATTGCGCATGTGGACGAGGATAAGGATGAGGTGCATGGGAATTTCGTGCGGAACCCCGCGGCGCCTGGGAGGGTGAGAAAGAGACTCGCCAGTGCGTTCGGAGAGGTATACCGAGCGTTCGTACAGGAGGATGAGGAATCGAGGATTTACTTGCTTCAGACGAGGGTGAGCGCGCTGTTTAACTGCTCAACGCAGATCGGTGCGCCAGAGCCCTGCCCGCAGAAATTTAGCTCGGTGTGGGTGGGGTATAATAAGAATGCAGAGAAAGAGGAGACTGAGTGATGGCAAAGACTGCGACGTTTGCTGAAATGGCCCGGCTTGCTGCGCTGGGGAAGATGGTCGAGGAGCTGGTGAAGGGGCAGCGGAGAGGACCGGGTCGCCCGCCCAAGGCAGCGGCGCCGAGTGTCGAGAGCGATCCCAATGCTCCACCGAAGAAGAAGCGGGGACGCCCCAAGAAGGTGAAGCCAGAGGCGGATCAGATGGTCGATGACGTACCCGCGACCGAGTGGCCGGAGCCGATGGCGGATTCGGAAGTCTAAGGAAGAAGGAGGAGAATCATGGGACGAAAGTGGAATCCTGACGAGATCAACGATTCCCCAGACCTTTCACCGGGGACGTACCATGTCAGGTGCCTGGAGTTTACTGAAGGCGAGGTCAACGGAAGGCTCGTGTACCGTGGAAATTTCGAGGTGATCGAGCCGACCGATGTGGCAGGGATGCGACAGAGCGCGACGTTCTTCATCGGGACGGAAGATGATCCCGAGGGGAACGACCCGAAGACGTGGCAGAATTCCATCGCGGCGAAGGATCTGAAGAGATGCTTCAAGGCGCTGCGGGTGCCGATGGGTAGCGACCTCGACGTGATGTGCTCCAACGCGGTCGGGAGCGAGTGCGTGTTCAAGATCGTGCAGACGCCAAGGAAGGACAAGGCGAGCGGCGCGATCATCCCTGGAGAGTTCTACACGAACGTTCGGGGGTGGGCCGAGGTTGGGATGGTGCCGGTGAACGCGAGTGGGAAGCCTGCAGGAACGCCTGTGAAGGCGGCGACACCTGGGGCGTCTGCGAGCCCGGTGGGTAAGACCACGGCCACTGCGAAGGCGATCCCCAAGGCAGCGGTGAGCATGCTGGAGTGCCCGGTGTGCCAGGAGAGCGTCCCCAAGGCGGGCTTCGAGGCGCACTACAACAAGCACGAGCTGGAAGAGGCTGAGGCGTAACAGCGTTGCTCTGCTACAGGGCTCTACGCGCGACCTTTATTGAATGGTGGCGACAATTCCTCTGTTGTGCCACGAGCCCGAGGATAAATCGCCCGCCCTTCCTCGTGGGAAGGGAAAGCGCGTAGAGTTTAATCTGCCACCAAAGGGGGTCGCATGAAGAATGGAGAGAAGAAAGAGTTGAACCCCCTGCTGGACGTGCAGGATGTCCTTGACGAAGAAGAGATCGAGGATGTCCTGAGTACCTTCAATGAAGAGGAGAGCGATACGGAGGAGACTCCAGTGGAGGATGTGGAGGAACCGGAGGTTCAAGCGGAGTCTTCAGAAGCTCTTCCAGAAGCGGCGCTGGTTCAGGTGTCCGTGAGAATCCCTCGTGTGCTGAGAACGCGAGCAAAGATTGTTGCGGCGAGGAATCAGATCACGCTCTCAACCATGATAATTCGAGGGCTGGAGATCGTGCTGGATCAGTTGAAGGTGATGACAAGGAAGTAGAAGCAGGGAAATTGAAAGAGAACCGCAAAGAGCGGCTGGGGAGAGAGTCTTTGAAACAGAGCTTCCTCAGTCGCTCTTTTCGTTGGGGAATGGGTGATCTGGAGTGAAGAAGAAGAAGGAGACAGAGAATCCGTTGTTCTCGGTAGACCTGGAGTCGCTGGGGAGGCGGGTGTATGGAGAAGGACCAAAGGCGGCAAAGGTGCTCGTCATCGCGGAGGCGCCAGGAAAGGATGAGGAGATCAAGGGGAGGCCACTGGTTGGACCAACCGGACAGATGGTTGAGCGGTGGTGGAGACAGGTGGGGTTGCAGCGGGAGCTGATGAGGTTGGACAATGTGGTGCAGCGAAGGCCACCAGGGAACAAGCTGGAGAAGTTGGAGAAACATGAAATCGAGGCGTGGGCAGAGGATCTGCGTAGTCGTCTTGCGGAATTGCCATACGTCGAGGTGGTGGTTGCTGTCGGGAATCTGGCACTTTGGGCGCTTACAGGGAGGACAGGGATTACCAAGTGGAGAGGGAGTCCTCTTGAGACGGTTCTTCCGTGCGGGCGGGTGGTCGTGTGTATTCCTACGATCCACCCCGCGGCACTTTTTCGCCAACCAAGCTGGGAGCGGAGGTGTGTCAGGGATTGGGAAAAAGTTGCAAGAGCGGCGAAAGACCCAAGTGGTGCAGCTCCAACAGTATCGACACATAAGATAAAGCCTACGATAAAAGAGGTAGAGGATTTTGCACAGTTTGTGTTGACGAGAAAAAACGGGACACCGATGGCGGTGGACATCGAGACGCCGGGGAACATCATTGGGTGTGTTGGATTTGCGCTGGCGAAGGGCGCGAGTTTTACGATTCCAACGACGCCGGCGTATTGGGGGATGGGGGATGCACACAAGGTGTGGGTGTTGGTACGGGAGATGCTTGAGTCGAGGAACACGAATAAGATTTTTCAGAATGGGTTGTTCGATACGTATTGGTTGAAGAGGTTACACGGGATTGCCGTGAAGGGGTATGTGTGGGATACCCTCGCGATGCACCATGCGCTGGAGCCGAACGATGACCATGATCTAGCGTATATGGCGAGCGTGTTTACGAATCGGGTGTATTGGAAGGAAGAGGCTAAAGATCCAGAGTCGGTGCAGAAATACACGTCGAACGCGGAAGCCCTGTGGGCGTACAATGGGATGGACTGTTGTGCGCAGTTTGAGCTGTGGGAGGTGTTTAGGAAGAGGTTGGTACAGGAGCACAGATTAGGGTTTTACTTGACTCACTACGCGAGGATGCTCCAGCCGTTGTTGAGTATCATGCTCACCGGGATCTTGGTGGACGAAGAGCAGCGCGTGAGGATGTTGGGGAAATTGATGGTTGAGAGGGTTGCGGCTGAGATCAAAATGGAGGGGATTGCGCAGGAGAAGCTGTGTGCGAAGGTGGCGGTGAGTGGGAAGAAGCTGATCGAGTGGTTGAAGGGAAGGGGGGTGAAGATACCGAAGAAGAAGCAGACAACGGGGATGTGGGCGGATAGTGTGGATGAGACGGCGCTGCTGAAGATAATGAAGAAAGCGTATGTGCCGAAGGAGGTGAAGGAAGTTGCAGGGTTGGTGTTGAAGCACCGGCAGATTGGGAAGCAGCAGGAGGTTTTGGATTCGGAGAGGCTGGATAAGGATCACAGGTACAGGTCGAGCTACAAGTTTACGACGGAGACGGGGAGGCTGGCGAGCGCGAAGAATCCGATGGGGACGGGATCGAACGCGCAGAACATTGATCGAGCGTTGAGGAGGTTCTTTGTACCGAAGAAGAAGCATGTGTTTCTCGAGTTTGACCTGAGCCAAGCGGAGTGGAGAGTGGTGGGGATGTTGACGGGGGATACGGAGTTGATGCAGTTGGCGAATACTCCACCATGGTCGTTCGATGTGCATACCTACAATGCAGCGATCATCTTTGAGAAGGCTGTGGAGGAGGTGACAAGGGTAGAGCGGGGGATGGGGAAGCGGTTCGTGCATGCAGTGGATTATGGGATGGAGGCGGATACGGCGAGCGAGCAGTTGTTGAAGGATGGGTTTGTCGTGCCGCCAAAGAGGTGTCAGGAATATATCTCGAGGTACTTGGAGAGATACCCAGCGATTCCGCTGTGGCAGAGGGACATCAGAGCGGAGCTGCTGAGGAATCGGAGGCTGGAGAATTCGTGGGGGAGGATCTTTGATGTGAGCTTTGAAAGGTTGAATGAGGATACCTACAGGAGAGGGTATTCATTCAAGCCGCAGAGCGAGGTGGTGGATTGGTTGAACCAGTACGGGTTGGTGCCGTTGTACGAGTGGAGGAAGGACTGGAGAGACTTCGAGATCAACGCGCATGTGCATGATGCACTGTTGGTGTCGGTAGACAGGGACGAGGCATGGGAGGTGGCACAGTTTGTCGTGAAGAGCCTACAAACGACGCGAGAGATTGGTGCGGGGTCGTTGTCGATGTTCGTGGAGATCAAGATGGGGAGGAGCTGGAAAGGGGATGTGGAGTGGAAGCAGTTGCCGAGTCGGGGAGAATTTGAACAGAAGCTAAAGGAGCTATTGGAGTAACTGATGAAAGATTTCCTCTCCGTGTACCTTGATTATACCAAGGAAAATGAAGCGCCTGAGCTGTTCCATCTGTGGAGTGCGATTGCGGTGGTGGGACATGTGTTGAATAGGAAGGTGTGCCTGGATCAGTATTATTTTAAGCTGTACCCAGGACAGATCATGGTGGCGTTGGTAAGTGAGAGCGCGGTGAGCCGGAAGACGACGGCGATTGATCTGGCGGTTGGGCTGATGCGCGCGTTGCCGGAGGAGGAGGTGAACATCATCGAGGGGCAGAGCAGTAGTAAAAGTCTCTTGATGCAGTTGGATCGAGGGGAGGATGAAGAGGGGAAGAAGAAGCCGGCGATTGGGTTCCTCGTGGCGGATGAGCTGGGGAATTTACTGAGAAGAGAGAGCTTTGCGGAGAACCTCGCAACGGACATCTGTGCGCTCAACACGACAGTGGACAAGGACTTTTCGAGGGTGATGGGGTGTGGGACGATTGTCCTGCATCTGCCATGCGTTGGTGGGTTGTTTGGGACTACGCCAACGGGTCTGGGGCATGAGATCCCGAAGGTGGCACAGACGGCGGGGTTGCTGGGGAGGATCATCTCGGTGTACCAGGACGAGACGGAGAGGGCGAATCCGTTGGTCGAGCCCCCAAAGGGGTTGTATCAGCACAAGGCGTGGTTGATAAAAGAGCTGTACAGGATGTCGAAGTTACAAGGGGGGTTTAAGTTTGATGCAGATGGGAAGGAGTTTTACGTCAAGTGGTATCAACGGTGGAAGAAGGAGAGTTCTGGGCAGGATGAGCAGACCGGGTTCTATGGAAGAAAGGCGGGGCATCTCTTGAGGGTTGCGATGGTGTTCGCAGCGATGATGGGAGATGCACTGGTGCTGACGAAGCCAGTGCTGATTGCTGCGATGAAGGCGCTCAATACCGTGCATCTCTTGATGCCTATGGCGTTCAAGAAGATGGGGAGCCATCCGAGCAATGAACACTCGGATAGGATCATCGCGAAGATCAGGAGGGCGGGAGGGAGGATTCAGAAGTCAGTGCTGTTGCAGTACATGTGGCCGTGGTTGCCGGGGGAGAATTTCAGGTCGGTGATGCAGAATTTGACAGTTGCCGGGGTGGTGCAGTTGGAGATCGAGAAGACAGCGACGAAGCCAAAGTCTTTTTATAGGTTGGCGGTGTCCAAGGGGGAGTTTTTGGCGAAGGTCGAAGATAAGTTTAGTGAGGAGGAATAATCATGGAATCGTATACAGTAATTACCAGGAAATTCCTAAGTACAGATAAGGTGGTAGTGCTTACAGCTACGCGCTATCCGTTCAGAAGTGTGGAGTTCAAGATCGAAGTTGGCAATAGCTGTTTGTTATTAGACAATGCTTCGATGATTGAGCTAAAACTCCTACTAGACGCAGCCGTCGAGATCAAGAACGGACGTGCTTTGGCGGTGGAAGATTTCGAGTAGAATGGGTGAGAGGAAGAGGAATAATCAATGGTGGGGAGTAGCGTAACTGGTAACGCAACGGTCTTTGGAACCGGAGATTGCAGGTTCGATCCCTGCCTCCCCAGTTAAAGGAGACATGGAGATGGTTACTGTGGATGATATGATTACCTTACAGACAGCGATACTTGAAAAGCTGCATCTAACGTGGATCACGGTTTTGAAAGTGCTTGGCGATCATGGAATCAGTGAGACAAGGGACAAGGAAGTCTTTGAGGCATTGAAGGGATGGGGGACGGCGGTGTTTGAGGCCGGGGAATCGAAGGGATTTCGGGTTCGCAAGGATATTTGTACCTGTCTCGTAGGAGTTGACCTTCGTCCAGGGATGTTGGTGCAGACGAAGAGCGGTTGTCCGACGCATGGAGATGCCGTAAACACAACAGCCCCACACAGGTAGGGTGCCCGTCCTCACCCCGGCGGAAGGAGGAGAACCGCCGTTTTGCCTGCGTGGGGCTGGAGACTCAGCCCGAGAGATTGAAGGGCTTACTTCTTGACCGACTCCTCGATGCGGCCGGCGATGCGGCGTCCGCCGATGATGGAGATGCCAAGGGAGATCGTGGCAAGGCCGGCTTCATTGTCACCGAGAGCCATCTTGGCGATGCCGGTGATGATGAGGCCCGCTGCGCCGACGTAGGTCCAGGGGATCTTGGAGAGGAATGACATGGAAAAACTACCTCCTCAGTGGGGGTTCTGTGACGGTTGGGTAGGGAAGGGTGGTGGTGTCTGGAAGGCGACGGGGGACGGAGCCAGAGGATGGGAGGTCTGGAGCGATGGAGAGAGGGACAGAGGTGGCGTCGTTTCCGATTGAAGACTCCTTGGAGCCCTTTGCGACGATGGGCTCTTGGACGATGAGGGAGTGGAGGCCGGCTTGGATGAAGGAGCGGCCGAGCATCTTGGAGAGTTCCTGGGGTGCTCCACGCCACTTGAGGGAGGTCTTCATGGCACCAGTGAGCCACCGGGCTCCGGCTTCGGAAAGGAGGAGCTTGTTGACGACGTAGGGGGAGACGGTCATGGCGCCTGTGGTGAGGTAGAACACCGAGGGGGAGATGGGACCGAAGGAGCCTGGGGCGGTAGCTTGGAGTCCAGCCAGGCTCAAGGCGGAACCGATCCCAGCAGCAACGGGAGCCCAAGTCAACGCGCTAGACTTGAGGGTGGCACCCTTGCGCGCTGCGGCGGCGACTGCGCCGGCTTCGGATTGGGTTCGGGCGACGTCAACGAATGACGCCATCGCTTTGTAATCTTTTCCGTAGATGAGTCGTTGGGCTTCAGGGCCAAGGTCGTCCCAGGATTTTGCGAAGATCATCGGGTCGAAGGTGTTGGTCTTATTGGCAGCGTAGACGGCTTCGGTGAGGTGGGCACGCTGCATGAGCTTTTGCATTGCGGGGACCTTTTTGGTGATCGCCGCGAGATTTTTGGGGTCGGACTTGAGGTAGGTGGAGATTCTCCGGGCGTTGGAGAGTTGCTGACGGGTGTATCCTGTGGCGGCTTCGATGGCGGTCTCGTACTTTTGGACGCTCTTTGGGACACCTTTGTAGATGTCGAAGAAGTCATCGAGTGCGTCGGTCGCTTCGGCACCAAAGGCTCGTGCGGTGCGTGGGAGGGCGCCCCCAGCGGCGTCGAGTTGGCGGGAGGCTTCGAGCATCATCGCGTCGGCTTGGCCTTGGGCGAGCTTGCGGATGGTTGAGGCGTACTCCATTTTCCCGAGCGTACCAGAGCCGGTGATCCCCACTGCGGAGGGGACCTGGATACCGAGACGCTGGGCTTCCTCGAAGAGTTTGGGGGAGCCGAAGATTTTTGGAGCAACGCGCTGGCCGACGACTTTCGCGCCCAAGATCCCTACGTCGGGGAGGCTGCCAGCGATTCCTTCGTTGAGCATACGAGAGCCCAAAGGAGGGTTGGGGACACCCTGGGCCTCTTGGATCTTCTCACCAAGGGGGGCCATCAACGCAGCTCCACCACCAGAGAGGCCAGCGCGGATGAGCGGGAGTGCGTACCGGCTGGCGACGAGGGCGGCTTTGATAGGTGGAGGAAGCGGGAGCGCGTTGAGGATGGGGCCGGCGAGGGCGGGGAGGACGGTTGAAGCGGCCATGGACGGGAGGCCCGAGGCGAAGGTGTAGCCGGGGGAGGACTCTTCAGGGGGGAGGGCTTGGGCGGTGCCTGGGATGGAGGGGGAGGGCGCTTGACGAGAGGTGTCGATGTGTTGGGTGGGGTCGGGGAGGATGATGCCGGGGTAGGCTGGACCCTCGACACCGATGAAGCGACCACCGAAGGATTGTCCCCATTGTTGGAGGTCGGTCGTGGTGAGTGGCGTTGGGCTCTCCTTGCGGAAGACCAGGCGTTGACCGTCATCGGTTTCAAATGCAGCGTGGTAGGATGGCATGGGGGTTACCTGCTCCCAGGAAGGCCGACAGAGGTAGGGATACCTTGCTCGACGGAGAGGAGTTGACGCCATTGAGAGTCAGAGAGCTTGTTGGCGTTTCCTTCTCTGTAGACCTTGGCGATCTTGGCAACGTCATTGCGGAAGCTGTTGAGCTTGTTGAGGTATTGGTCGTAGGTGGACTCGTACCCGGTTGGTTGGGTGCCACGGAGGATCTCGAATTCTGTTCCTGTGAGGGCTTTGCCGCCGAGGGCGAAGCCGAATGGAGCGATGCCGGCGAGTTCGTTCTCGAAGATGTTAAACCACAGGGCTCTGTTGCCCTTTATCCCAACAGGGGTATTTGCGAGGAGGCGTTGGCCTTTGGTTCTGGGGAAGTTGACTGGCCCGATGAAGGCTTCGACATATTCCCTGGGAACACGAGCGAGATTGTTGACGTGATCTGCGGCGAAGATGAGGAGCGCGAGCTTTTCTTGCGTTGGGCCGTCGAGATCCTTGGCGCTTTCCTTTGCACGCTCGAGTGCAGCGGCGTATTCTTGGTCTGCCTGGGAGGCGAGGTCAAAGATTTCCTGACGCTGCGCGTTGTCGAGAGGGTTGAGACCCCTGACTTGGGCGACGCGCTTCTCGGATGGAGTGAGTTCCATGGCGAGAACGTTTTTCTGGGTCTCACCTTCACTTCGTAGCTCGGTGGGGATGAAGGGGGAGGTTTGGCCAGGCGTTGACCCAGGGAGAGACCCAGGGACGACACCGCCAGGGAGCGTTGGGCGCGTGATGACGGCTTGGGCCTCGCGCGTGGGCTCGGTGGCGTACCGCTGTGGACCAGGGACGAATGGGGTGAGTGGGGAGGGAGAGGGGTAGCCGGTCTGGGGTTGGGTGGCTTGGAGGTCTTCGAGGGAGGGGACCGGCTTGGTAGGGTCGAGCTGGTCGGCGGGGATGAACGAGGGGGTTTGGTCTGGGATGAGGGTTGAGGTGGGAGGGGGG